GTAATATCTCTTTACATTGTATTCTATGCTTCGATTCATCTCGCATATGTGGATCATAGTTTCTAAAATCAAATTCTAATTCACCACCTTTGTATTCTGAACCATCTGTTAATTGACAAGTCATAGATAGTTTTCGAATTCTTCCGTGTTCTGGATTGTTAGGATCTTTTCTGTCATAAGGTTTATCCCAACTATCACAATGCCAATCGTAATATTGATTTAATTTATATTTTGTAAACTGACAAGACTCAGATCTTTCCCAATCAAAGTTCCAACCAGCCATTCTATTTGCTTCGTGAACGTATGGGTGTAGTTCTTTATATATCCAAGTATCATTGAGCCACACTAAATCAGATTTTCTTTTTTTTTGTAAATTCTTAACTTCTTCTTTATTTAATTTTTTATCACCATATCCACCAGTTCTAGCCATTTCTTCTTTTTGTGAATTAGCATAAGCTATCACATCATTACAGAATCTAGGTGTTAATGCAGATTTAAAATACCAATAATAATTAGATATATTCATACGTTATAGTTTGTACGAAATTTAAACTATCCTTTTGATTATTAGTTAGGTAATACATATTTGTCGATGGGAACATAATAAATTTGTTGTTTTCTAAAGGTATATCCCAACTTCTTCCTTTTCGTCTATTATCTTCAAAGTGTATTCTAACATTACAGTCTTTAATTTTTACACCATATAATAATGTAAAGTCTGGTGAGTTTCGTAAATCTACTGGATCAATATTTAATAAAGGTATTGTAGTCTCGCTGGGTTTATAGATGTTACCCCACGTTTCTTTATTAATTAAATTTACACCATACTCAAGATTAACGTGATCTCGTATATAAGTATTCAACATATCCCAAGTTCGTGAAAATGGAAAATCTTTGTTTTGAATTACTGATTGTAGGATGTCGCTTGATAATTTATTTCGGTCAATATCCCAATCTTTAGGCATTGCCACATCACCAAAATATAAAGCTTGCTCTGTTAATACTTTCTTCTGCATACCACCACCATTTTTAATTTATGCTTTTGAATCTGTCAAGTCCCAAGTTGTATTAGCTTCATTCCAAACATAATACCAATCGTTAGTATTAGCTTCATTTTGTGATTGTTGTTCTGCAGTCAATGCTGGAGCATCACCGATTGGTGATTTCCAAGAAGCTGATTCGTTATGTTTTACCCAAGATGCAAAAGGTTTTTTAGGCCAGAAGATATTGTTATCTTCATCCCATTCATAACCTATACCTGCATAGTTTCCTCTAAATGCTTTTGAATCGTCACCAGATGAATGTTTATTACCAATTGTATTGTAAGATGTCTGAATCCACATCTGTGCAGGCCAGTTGTTGTGTGTTTCTAACCATTGTTGACCTACTGTTTCATCTTCAACACCATCAGCATTTAACATCTTATCATTATCCATAGTTAATACTTGAATAACTTTTCCGTTTGCTCCTAGTTTTGCAAAATGTGCCATAATGTTTCTCCTTATATATTAATTTTAATTACCATTCAACTACTGAAATTTATACCTAATCATAACAATTCCGCTTCCTCCAGCATTACCATTTCGATTATTAAATCCACCTCCACCAGCACCCATATTAGTTTTTCCTGCATAAGTGGGTGAGGGTCCACAGTTATCACCACCATCTCCTCCACCACCTACACCACCATTAACGGTAGTTCCACCTGTATGAAACATTCCTGCTCCACCACCAGCAAAATATCTAGTGCTACTCACAGGCCCAGGTTCTCCAAAACTCGGAGCTGTTGGTCCTATAAATGCATTGGCTACAAAAGAACCAGCTCCACCACATCCTGTAGTGCTAGGGTGAGCGCCATTAGTTCCAGCTGCTCCTGCTCCACCTCCACCGCCAGCTGCTCTGTCAGTATTAGTTCCATTATTGTTACCTCCTCCAGGATTCCCTTGAGGGGGACTAACAGGAGGTGTATTTCCAGCTGCTCCTGAAATAGGAGCACTTGGAGATGGTCCTGCTCCTCCACCAGATCCTCCAGCTAATTGACCAGTAGGTGTACTATAATTAGCTCCACCTCCACCACCTGCTGATGTTATTGTGCTAGATCCTGCAAATACTGAATTAGCTCCTGACATAGCTGGTTGAGTTGTACTATCACAAGTGCCTTGTACTCCTCCTGCTCCAACAGTAACAGGATAACCAGTAGCTGTTACGGGTAATCCTGTAGGGTTTGTTAAAGGTGACATAGTTGGGGCAGGTACACAACCTACAGAATTAGATACTCTAAATCCTCCTGCTCCTCCACCACCGCCAGATCTTCCGCTTCCACCTCCACCGGCCACTACAAAATAATCTACTGTGCTAGATCCTTGTGTATTTCCCGCACAAGATACACAAAAAGTACCTGGACCTGTAAAAATATGTGTTTTAAAATTACCACAAGTTACAATTGTTCCTCCAGTAGCTGTAACATATTTTTCTGCTGACGCATTTGTGCTATTTCCTGTATCTGTTGTAATCCAACCTTTTGTAGAATCAACAAAAACTAAAGTTATAGCAACTCCTTCTTGATTTATTATAAAATCATCAGTCGATCCTTCTATTTTATCTGAACCATTTTGTTTTAATATAATATTGTTTGTGTCTGCTGTATTTGCATAATCTGCTACTGCAACAACTGCTCCTGCAGTTCCTGCTGGTAGCGTTACATCAATTTCTCCTGAAGTTGTATTTACAAAATATCCTTCACCAGCGACTGCTGTAAAATCTCCTGTTTTAACTGTTGTATTCCAAGAAGCTGAACCTGTTGCACCAAAACCTGATGCAGTACCATTGTTTGTTATTGATACACCTGCAGGAATTGTAAATGTATCTCCACTATCCCCTAATGTAGTTGTACCACACGCTGTTCTTGGACTAATTTTATTTACTTTTATTTCACTCATAATTTTTATCTACGCTTGGAATCTATACCTTATTATTACTATACCAGAACCACCATTTCCACCAGTTCCAGAAGGGTATCCTTTTCCTCCTCCTCCACCACCAGTATTTGTAGTTCCATTGTTTACTGCCCCACCAGAATTATTGGATCCGTCTCCTCCACCACCAGCGCCTCCTGCTCCACCAGATCCACTTTGTGATGCTCCACCGCCACCACCTGCTCTTGCAGTTGGTGTTGCGTTAATTGAACTTGTTCCCCCTGCTCCACCAGTGCCTCCTGGTCCGCAGCTTGTACCATTAACTCCTACAGCAGTTGCTCCACCGCCACCACCACCAGAATCATTACTAGGACCTGTAGCAGGTGTTGAAGAGCCACCATCTTTTCCTTGAGCTGGACTTACGGAAGGTTCATTTCCACTTCCTCCTGACATATTTTGTCTACCACCACCTCCGCCACCAGAGCCACCATCAGCACCAGTTCCGCAAGGAACTGAACTTCCGCCTCCGCCGCCTCCGCCGCCACCACCGGCTGATGTTATTATTGAAAAAGTTGAAACTGCTCCACTTGTTCCAACAACTGGAGAAGTATCAGTAGCTCCAGCACCTCCACCACCAACTGAAATTGCATAAGGTCCTGGAGATAAAGTTAAAGCGGAAACACCAGATCCTAAAGGTGATACTGAATAACATCCTCCAGCTGCACCAGAAGATTCTCTATAACCTCCAGCACCACCGCCTCCTGTTCCTTCTCCACCTCCACCGCCTCCACCACCAGCGACTACTAAGTATTCTGCTTTTGCTAAAGCACCAGCACCCGCTGACACACAAAAAGTGCCTGGACCTGTAAAAGTATGAACTTTAAAATTTGTGCAAACAGTAGAAATTGTTCCCCCTGTTGCAGTTATATAAGCTGGAGTAAGACTTTGATCAGCAAAAGTGTTATCTTGAATAGATCTCCAACCAACTGTACCATCTATATAAACTAAAGTTATACCTTCTCCTTCTGTAACTAAAGTAACTGTACCACCTCCAGTTCCACCATTAATTTTTTCTGAACCGTTTGGATCAATTGTTAAATTACCTGTATCAAATGTATTATTATAATCTTGAATTGAAATAATCGCTCCTGCGGAACCCGCAGGTAAGTTTACTGTAAAACCACCAGACGTTGTATTACAAAAAAAACCTTGTCCATTAACTGCTGTAAATGTTGATGTTTTAATATCTCCTGTTTGCCAATCAACAGTCCCTGTTCTACCAAAACCTGTCTGTGTTGCACCACTTGCTAAAGCTACAGTACCACCACATCTACCGATTGTAACTGCAGATCCATCTACAACAATAGGATTACTTGCTCCTGATCCGATTGTAGTAGTTGTTCCACATTTTTTGATGATGTTTGAATCATCTGAAACTTTATTTATATTATCTACTTTAATTT